TGTACGTACTTCAACTGTTTTCCCACCTATTGTAGGCAAGCTATCTAGTTTTGCAAAAAAATCTAGATTAAATTCTGTTTCTCTATTTGTTGCGGTACATCTATAAAATGTATTATTATTACGCACAATCGTACCAGTGGTATATAAGTTGCCGCTTTGCCATTCAACATATGATTCACTTATACCACCTACGTTTATAGGATAATCACTACTACTAGCAATATGAGGGAAAATAGAAAAATATCCTTTTGCTTTGTTATATCCTTTTAATAAAAATCCTTCTTCAGTTCGTTGAATAATTACACCGCTATAGGAACATATATCAACAGGAGTGCTCTCATTGTAAACAATTTCGTAATCTTCTTCAGGTACAAAAACATTTCCTTTGTTTAGTGGTGTTCTGCTGTCAAGGATTAACTTTAATTTGCTTTTTTCCGTGTAACCTGCAAATTTAAATCCCATTTGATTAGTAATATTTTGCAAGTCATTTTTATAAAGATCGAAATTTTTCTTAATCATTTTTGAATAATTTGCAATATAATTTATTATACCACTAGTTGCAACATAATCATTGTCAATATTATTAGGAGGATATACTATGTCTTCTAACTGTAGTCTATTATTAGACGGTTTGTAAATTATATTTCCGCTTATATCTCTTATTTGATTATATCTATCAAATGCAGTTGCAAAAAATTCATTAGGTTTATTTAAACCATATGCCATAAGCAATGCAAACGGGTACTCACTAGATCTACGCCAGGCTGCTTCAACTGGAGCACCATCTCCAAATACAAAAGGCTTTTCTATGTTATTAAAATTATAAGCACCTATCAAACCAATTTCTAATGGTTTTATTAAGTCGCCGTGCTCGTCAACAGGAAGTATATCAAATAAATTAGGCCTACTATATTTAGAATCGTAAATAGGTCTTTGATCAGGAACACGTATAATACCCTTTTGAATGTCTTCCCATAGTAAAAAATTATCTTTTGTGTAAGGCGCTGAACCGTAGGTATCTTTCCACCAAGTAGGCTCAATAGAAAATCCTAGCATTTCCCACGGAGCAATGTGAGGACGATCAGTATCGTAGTAGTATTTGAAAATTTCACGCCAAAAACCTGGCAATTTATTATACTCTATATCTGTACTATCACTGTAGTTATAAGTAAAACTATTATCTCGTTCAAAAAAATCATGACTATGATAGTCTGTGTTTATTAAATTTGTCCAAGCAATAAATTCAGGAGTAAGTGCTTTATTAATTAATTCAGTACTCAAAGAATCATTTCTGTAAAAACTAGATTTAACTCTAGATATATCAAATAATTCAGCGTTATAAGTTACTTTTATATTATTAAAAATTCTTTTTTCTAATTCTATTAGTAGATCATCTCTATAATCATCATATGCTTTGGTTATAGATCCGTCGTGGCCTTGTATAACATTTACTGGTGTTTGTAATGTAGTATCTAAATAAATTTTTGGTTCAAAAAGAGGGTACAAACCTAATTTAGTAGGAGTGGGCGGAATATAATTACCATTTGTACTTTCATATTCGTAAATTGAAATTACATCTTGTGGTTGTTTACTAGCTGTAACTACTGCGTAGCCTTCGTTATTAAATGTATAATCAATTCCGTGCAATAATTGTACATCATTCAAATAAACTTGAACAGCTCTTGTTGAAGCATCTGCTAGTGTAAAGTTTTCAGCTAAAGGAAAATAAATTTCATCGCTATCTTCAATTTCGTGATCGGTTTTTATATTGCCACTGTATGGTACCATATCACTAAAATAGAAGTTATCATTTGAATTTTTATTACGAGAAAATTCTTCTAAAATTTTATCAACATGAGTTTTTGCATCACCGCTAATTCCTAAATTTTCGCTCAAGCTTAAAAATTCACGTTTGAATTTACTATACTCATTTTTAGCATAGCGTATAGCATCAACAAAATTAGCATTTTCATTTACAATGTGATACAGTGATAAATTTAATGGAGCGCTATGTTGTAAAAAACGTCTACCATTTCTGCCAATATCTGATATATCTCTTAGATTACTTGAACCAGGATATTGACCTATAAATTCTTCTGTATTTTCTACAATACTAGATACATGATCATTTACTTCTCCTAAAGTAAAAGTATCTAAATTTTGATTTTTAGGATTTCGTTCTAAGGAATACGGAAATTCATATTTTCCATTTTGATTTTTCTGTAAATCTGAGGTAGTTTTTATAACTATATTGTCGCCATACTCTAGCGCAGCAACAAAATTAATTCTTGCATATTCAGTTACGTCCGGCTCTACAGTATAGTCGGTACCTTTAATTAGAAGTTGATTATTTTTGAAAACATTAATATGTATATTTTCAATATTATTTGAACTATCATCATATACATCTATATAAACATTATTGAAAGATTCGTCATATACATATTGTCTAATAACAGGTTGTTTATATCCAGTAACTTTTTGCCATTGTGAAACATTCTTAAAATCTGTTCTATTTTTATATTTTCGTAAATAACCTTTGTTTACTTCGACAATTTGTTCGTTTTCATTTTCTATGTAGGTAAAAGTGCTCTGGCCATAATCAGACTCAAACACAATATCTCCTACATTATTAATATTTTGATATGTTAACGCAAAGCCTAATTCTAAATCTACTGTACTATTTCCTACCTTATATCCTATAATTCTATTACCCTTGAAGGTGGTAGATTCATAGTAATTGATATCTCCGTAGCTGTAGTTATTGCTATCGAACATATCAAACAACGGTGCTTGATTTCTTTGAATTTTTCTTTGACTAACAGTCCAAACATCGTTTGCAAAAGATAAAACTTTGCCTTTATATTCATTACCCCTTAACACTGCAACTGTCTCGTTTTCCAAGGCTTCGGTATCGTCAGTTTCTACTAAGGTAATTTGTCTTCTATTCGACACAATGGCATCATCTTCAATTGTACCATCATATGTAATAAATTTTACTGTATAAATTTTATTTTTTACAAACGGATCTGGGTCTGCAAGAAACAATATTCGCATTCCGTCTGCTAGATCTACACTATCTACGTTATATCCAATGCTTCCTTCAATAACAGAAAATACATCAACAGTAAAATCATCAACTAAATCGATATTTTGTTTTGCTTTTGTACCATGATTATATAATTTAATATTAGGGTCAAATTCAATAATCGGTCTGCTAGCCCTAAAATTTTGATCTAGCTCAACTATAGAATTATTTAGATCTGCCGATTGTTGAATAATATCTTTATGGAACCATCTATTATGCCTTGACCATATATTACCGTCTATAGATGATCTATTAATGGTTAAATAATCTTTTTGCGACGGATATCCAATCGCTGTATCAAACGGTTTAGAATCAAATTGTATACTGTCAAAGTCGACTTCTATATCAGGTGTATATTCTGAAGGTATATTAAGCGAATTTTCTTCTATAAGAGTAATGCTGTCACCAACTCCTTCGACATAGAATGTTTTATCTTTATAATATGTAGGTTCTACTTCACCTATAAATTTAATTTTCATTCCATTAGAAAATTCAACGCCGTTGCCTGATTTATAGTATTTCTTTTGTAAAATTTCTGCTTCTACGTCAACAAAAGCAGCTTCTTCAATATCTTTAATTTCAATACGTCCATTGATATTAATATCTTCTGTTGACACATACCATAAATCGTCTGGCGCATACTGACTAAGCTGTAAGGTTACTGTACCTTTTTCTAAGCCTTGTATATCTACGCCTTCGTATATTATAATAGATGAACTATCTAAGTCAAAATCTGACTGATCAGTTAATTTACTACGGAATACAATAGGAAAATTTGGTATATCAACATCAAATTTATATGTCATGCCTCTATATAATGTTAGAGTAGGATTGTTTGTTAATCCATCTGGTGTAAAAATATAAGAGTACGAATCTAAATTATCACCAAGTCTTACTTTTATAGTACTGTCAACTTCTACCGAGTTTCCGGCAATACTAATTGCTTGAGGCCCGCTAGGTAGCCAATAGTATTCTCTAAAATTAGCAAATTTATCCCAATTGATATTAGGGTTCCATGCATAAAATTCTTGCTGGGTTAATAAACCATAATCTTTGTTAGCAGAATTATAATTTGCAAATGCATTAGTATAATCATTAAAATCTTTATAAAATCTAGTATTACCTAAATTATCTTTTATAACAGCAGCAGGTTCAAATTTATAATCATTTCTTTTTTTAGAAACATCATTGAAGTATGTATCATTTATATTGTATGCTTTAGAATCTTTTCTGCCTACAAATCCATTAACTCTGTTAATTAAACCAGGAGATATAAACCTATCTAATGTTGCATTTAAAAATTTACTATTCTGCGGAGTTCTAAAAATTTTAGGTAAATGATCTCTACTGCGTCTTTTAGAAGATCCGTTAACTGGCAAATTAGGTTCATTTTGAAAATTATCGTAAGCCATAATTAGTATGAGCCTCCTGAATTATTGTTACTTGAACTAGATGAAGTATAATTTGTTGTTCCTGAATTATTGTTACTTGAACTAGATGAGGTATAATTTGTTGTTGAAGTTACATTTAAAGCAGTGCTTTGTACACCTACATTTACGTTTGTAGTTGAAGTGGTTATTAATCCACTAGCTTGTATTTTAGTTGCTGTTATTTCATCTATAACTTCCAAATCTGTAATCTTTGCGCCACTTACAAATATCTCATCTGATTCGGATTTTACTTCAAACAAGCTACCAAAAACTCTATTTGCATCACTAGGAACAACAATAAATGTTACTATGTCCGGACTAAGCTGTTTCATTACATATGCACTTAGTTCACTAAAATAGAATGTATCACCAAAGTTCCAATTTTCTAATGCAAAAAATTCTTCAATAGCACTTAAGCACTGTGATTTTATATCATTATCATTAATCACAGATTCTGGATTTTTTACAATTTTAAATGTTGCTTGCAAGTCGCTGTCTGCCTTTTCACCAAAAATTATTTTGTACTTTACAGGATTATAAATTATTTCATCACTTACTGATTTAATAGGAGCAAGATTTGCATTGTAAGAAAGATAGAGCTGATCAGTACTAGGAGGTAGAGGTTTTTGTGCTTCGTCTCTTAGATATCTTCTAAAACTTGTGTCATAAGATTGAGTAAGCACATATACATCTATTATGTTGCTTACACTCGGATCTAATCTTTTATCTTTATCTGCAGAATGCACATAATGGAATTTTAAATTATCTCTGCCAGAAACAGCTCGGTAGTCTGCTGTAACCTTTAGTGAATTTGATTCTTTGTTTAGAACTTCAAAATAATCCTCGTCTAGATAATAGAATATTTGTCCATCATCATACAAGCTAGTCGTTTGCACTGATGCCTTAGTTGAAAACGAAATAATTTCGTTGTTTGAATTAGGAAAATATAAATATTGTTCGCTTCCGTCAGCGTTCTGCTGTCTTTGTCTATATACAATTTTATTTTCACTGTTTACCTCGTCAGCAACAATTACTTCAAAAAGATCAGGATCATCAACTATTCCATCTTCGTCGCTATCAAAAAAAGTAATTTCCATTTTGCTACTATCAACATAACCATCTGTATCTCTATAACTTGCTAATACAGACCAATCATAATCAACAGTAAAAGCATCTGTAGAATCAGGTTTTGGATTAATACTCAAAACAGAAATTTTATCTTTTAATGTTTTGCCACTTGTTTTATTAAAAACTTTATCTGATGAATCAAAATAAAATCTAATTTCGTTAGGACTTTCGAACAAGTACCTACATGCTCTATATGTTACTGTATAAGTATTGCCTTCTGGCTCAAACAATAACAGCCAACTACTATCTAATTGTCTGCTTGAATTATTCCCTGCTTGCTTCAAACTGAAGTCATTAAAAATATCCAAATTGTCAAGGGTAATTACTTCCCATTTTAAATTATTTGTATCATATCTTAAGCCAAAAGTTTGTCTTGCAAATGCTTGATTAACTATCTGTGTCTGTGTAGTAGTAAATAATTCATTAGACATTTTTGGAATGATTTGATCTAATATTGCACCTGTAGGAATTATATCAGATAATTTTACTGGTCCATCTCCGTTGTCTGTTAATTCTGTACCATTACCTTGGATACTGTATACTTTTGTCCAAAGATAAGTAACTGAATCTTTATGATCCGCTTCGCCGTCCATTAAAGCATTATTATTGCTTTTCATAAAATGCTTGCCTTCTGGTGCAACAAATTTTAACAAAGTATTAGGCTTAATAAGCTTTAATGTACTTGTAGTAAAATCTCCTAGCAATTGTAATTGGCCGCCAAGGTCATTAAAATAACCTGTATTTTGATTCGTACTACTAGATACACTTGTCCAAAAATTGTTAAAGTCATTTACTTTTATTTTTGTATATTCGCTGTAGTAAAAGTTTTGTAAATTTTTATTTGCTAGTACAGGCTGCACAACATTTATTATCGCACCGGCAATATCAGTTCTTGTTTGCCAGGAGAATTTTTCTTTAAATTTTAGTAATTCTTTTGTTAGAATACCATCATTACCGTATAAATTTGTTTTACTGTATTTTCCTGTACTGTCTAATAGATCAAAATATCTACTAATACCACTACTTATTCTGTTTACACTTTTAACTTTTACAATGTCCGGGTTCCTTGTAATAGGTGCTAACTGATAATCTTCAGCTGTAATCATTCTATTTTGTGTATAGTAATTTGCCGGAGCGTTAGTTTTTATACTTTCATTAGACTCAGAACTAGAACCATTGTTTATAGTATTAGGCAATTGGCATTGAATGTTAAGTGTCTCTTCTTTACCAAACTTACTTATGTACGGAATATTTAAACTAATAGCCGAAAGTTCTTCTGGATCTAAAGAGCCTACATCTGGACTAGATACTCTAAAATACGCTCTAAATTTTCCTAATGGAATACTACCAAAAGTTCCGTCTCCGAAAACCAAACTAATTCTGTCTTCTAATCTAGTCAACACACTGAAAACATTTTTATCATTTTTATTTAAGTTATTATATATTACATTATTTCCTTCAGTAGAAACAACTTTTGTCCATTCTTCGTCTTCATTGTTTTGTGCATCTAACGAGTACAGCCAAACGTCTGATTCATTAACATTTGTATCGTCAATAGCTACTACTTGATTACTGTTACCTTCATTAAGTGTAAAATCTCCATTTATGAGTGTTCCTTGCCTAAAGTGCATAAAGTAACCTGTATTTTCACTTTGATTTCCTCTACCATCTGATCGATATAGAATTGCAAATTTGTTTCCGTTAAACGGAGCTTCTTCTACTATAGACCCATTTTCTATTCCAGTACTTACAATTTCGAAGGGTCTGTTTATGCCATTTATCGGACGGGTAAAAGGAAAGATAGGTAAACCTACATTTGCACTATTAAATCTATATTGTTGGGTTAAGATACCATTAATTGTTTCTTCTTGTAATGGATTACCTATACTAGCTTCATACGGAAGTGCTGCATTTAATATTCTTGTAAATTTACTTTTCCAGCCGACATCTTGGGAATCATTAAATCTAATATTTGTTCCGGATATATTTAAATTATTTTCATCTCTAACATCTTCACTAGTTGTTACTGAAATAATTTTTAATAGCCCGTTTACAGGTATTACACGTTTAGGTTGATAACTAAGAAGCCTAGCCAACCGTAGCACGCTTTCACGTCTTTCTGCTGTTTCAAGAAAGTTTTCTCGAGCGTTTAAATCTGTTCTAAACGAGAAATTCTGTCCTAAGAATGCTATTAAATCAATTAAAGCAATATATTCACTAGACTCAATATAATCATTAAAATCTTCAGGATAATTACGTCGCAAGTACGTAATCATTGTTCTTCGTAAATTATCAAAATCATAGGAAAGAAATTCAGCATTTCTAAAGCTTTGGTAGATGCGCTTCCAATCTTCGGCTACTAATAGCCTATTTTGCCGATCAGTATTAGACATGTATAAAAACCTTTAAATATATAAGATATTTATGCTAATATAAAATGCGTACTAAACTTTTAATATGATCTTTGTTCTGAGTAATCGTTTGTTGTAGGTATTAAATAACCAGCTCTATTATCAAATCTAAGCTGCAAATATTCCGATACATCGTAAGGAACATAGGTAATGTTACAGGTAATTTGAATGCCATGTTCGTAAGAATCTACAATTATTTTGTCAGCATTTACTCTAGGATCATAGTTTATAATTTCTGTAACATCTTCCGCAATAGCTTCTTTTAATCTATCTGTTAGTGGATCAAACAACACATCCCATATAATTGTACCAAACTCAGGATCTGACAACTTTTCGCCCTGCCTTATATGAAAGTGATTAATAATATCTTGTCTAATGCATTCTAAATCAAAAACTTTAGTTGATCTTTTAGAAGGACTTGTAGTTGAAAAACCCTTATAGCTTTGTGCAGGCAAACCATAACTCTGCTGCTTTGTAGTAGGTATAATAACTTCTTTGTATATCTTTTTTTCTATACGGGACATTAGAAAACCTTCCTATCTTTGATAATATATTCTCTACAGTCTATATGATCTGCTGACTGATAGCCTTCTGGCGGAATACTAAAGTTAGCCGTTGTAACTTCTAACCCAGAGTAATTTAAGTCATGTTCTTGTTGTTCTCCCCAAGTAGTTAGGGGTGGATGGAATCTATGATTATCATTTGCTTCTTCGTGACGCCACGGATGTCCTGCAGGCATCCTTCCTATATTTGTTTTTATCACAGTAAAAGTTGGATCTTTATAGTACCCTTCTGGCCAATCTTCTGATTTTTCGTATTTTTTAACTGGCTTTGTGACCCAAGATCCTCGACCTCCATTTTGTCCTTCACCTTTTTTGTTTGGCGTGCTTTGTATCAACGGCCATGTTTGATAGAATTCGTGCGGTCCTGTTGTACCTAGTCGCGCTCTATTAATAACGGCTCCAACTTCGCTAGTGCCTGAACCATCTTGCGGGCCTCCTGGCGGTGTGTCATTGCCGTTAGTTTCACAATCCTTTGCGCCTGTGCCTAGCTCCTGTTGCAACTTAGTTCCTATTAATTCAAGGTACGGGCCTCTAAATTCATCTGTGCTCCATTTTTTAAGTTTTTGTATTACTCTACCGTTTTCGTCTGTTGTAATTTCATTTTCGCCAGCTAAGTCATAATAAGATTTAGATCTGTTGTGGCCGCCTACATCATCAAAATCAGGTCCTTCAGGATGACAATATGCATCTATGGATGAAGTGTTACCTTCTAAATCTGGTTCAGTTTCGCCTAAGTTAGTTGGCTGAAACGGAAAACATTTTACAATAAAATTATCTTTTCTATTTTCCATATGAAACTGTAGATTTCCTTGATATAAATTATCTGCTCTAACTAAACTTGATCCTTTAAATGTTGATATTCCAAATCCGTTAGTTGTTAGAATTTCCATTCTACCATCTCTTACTTCGAGAGCAAATTGGCGTTGGCCTGCTCCTCTGTGCTTACCGTCGGATCCAAATCCTAAATCTTTTCTTTGTTCCATATAAATTTGACGGTGCGCTGAAAAATTAAGATCTTGTGCTTCAACGTTAACTTGAGCTGCATGCAAATTAATTTGTGCTTTGCCGTCTTGCGCAGGCGATCCTTCATGACTTTGACTAGCCATGTGTATTCCGTCTTTAGCAAATACATCTATCTTTCCATTAGGCGACATGTGTATCCACGACATGCCACTGCCGTGCATTATATGAATAAAATCTTCAGAATTATGCATGATAATTCTATGACCTGTTCTAGTTTGAATACGCATGTGCTCGTGCAAATAAGTATCTTTGAACTTTGCAGGATCTCCGTCCCACTGGCTTGTTGCTTTAGAATTATAATCTGTAACATCTGGCTCAGTACCGCTATAATCTCTATGCTTGTCCCAAGGCATACGTTTTGTTGTATATCCCAAAAAACCGTCGTCCATAATAATGCTAGAGCCGCCCATGCGCATTTTAGGTACAGGTCTTACATCTCGTCCTACGCCTTGGGTATATACTTTATCAGATAAAGGAGCATTATCCATTACAGCCGGCGGACCGGGAGTACTCCATCCGTACACATTAGACGGAGTGTCTCTTCTAGCACCACTGGTGACTGCTGTTGAAAATTCCATATGTTCCAACACTCCCGCAAACCGTTCTCTATCTTCTCTAGTTTGCATTCCCCAAAGAGTTTTTATCTGATTATTTTTACCTCGCTTTTTACGATCAACAGCAGCATCCCATTCAGGTACGGTGCCAACACCATCACTATCTTGTGGAGCTTTTTTGTTAAAAGGAGCTTCGAGATTATTAAACAAATTTTGATTCATGTATTCGTCATGCATGTAGCCAACTATGAATCCTTCACCGTCGCCGCCTTCGGCAACTACAACCACACATAATACACCTACGTCAGGCGGTACTGCCCAAAAGCCATATGATGTTTGTGATTCTGCATAGGTACTTTGCTTTCCGCTAGCGGTATAATTAGTTTGGCCTGCAAAAGGTGAAGTATATCTTGCAATAATAGTTTGAGTGTCATCGCCTGCTGTTGTACCTTGCTTACTGTTAGGTAAAATTTCAACTTCGCAATAACCCATTCTCTGCGGATCGATATTATTTGCAACTCGACCAATATATATACCCGTACTTGTTCCAGCGCCGCCAGCCATAGAAGTACGTGTATTGCGGGTTACACCTGATGTTCCTTGATTTAATTCTGGTCTCATTTACTGTTATTCCCTGTATTCTTTTACATCTGATATTAATTCGCCGCCTGGTTCATACATTGGAGTACTAGTGCCTTCGCCTTGCTGTCTGTAACGAATACAGCTAAGTGTTTGTTTAAATCCTTCTGATTTTGTAAATGTACTCTGCACTTTTACTACCTGATAGAATCCTGTAAATCTGTACTGTCCGGGTGTTGTCCACGGAACTCCTAAATCATAAGGTGTTTCAAAGTTTATTTGAATATCCGCTTCACTGTTTATATATTCAAGATCTCCGTCTTTTGTTAAATTTCCGTCGCTGCCAGCAATATAATTGCCGCATCCGTTTGACTGCAAATAAACTGGATCGCCGTGTATATCCATTTCTATGTTTAGCAAATCAATATCTGAATTCATTAATATGTTGTGCCAGTCTCTGTTAGCTATAGATTCTGTATGTTTAGGTGTACCTATAGTCATTTTAGATCTTTGCGGAAGACTTTGAGTTTGCGTTATTTCGTCTGGAGAGCTAGGCGGCGAGCCTATTACTGATTTCATTAATACATCTGGACCTTTAGGGTGTTGCAATCCTGGTGTACCTAATGCGGCTGTTGCTTCGTTGTGTCCCATATCTGACGTAATCGGCGCAAAGAATGAATAGTTAAAATCTAAATCTAATTTAAGAACATCATTATTTAAGCCAGTGTAAATGTAATTATAAATCCTAGCAGGAGATCCTCCCCCTTTGCCTATACTTCCGGGCGCTGCAAATCTGTTTAATGCTGCTTTGTGTTCAATAACCCTATAGATATATGTTTTAGCAGTACGTCCGCTTTCAGGTTCTTTAGCACTACTTTCTGCTAACACAAAGCACTGTATTTTATACCAATTAACTTTGTTATTTTCATCAGGTTTGCCGTTAACTCCTTCGTTTCGACCGTATTCACTAGCTAAAATTAGTTCTTCTAATATATCAATAATTCTATTACCTGTTTCGCACTTAATACTGAAAGAATCATGATCTAATAAATTAAATCTATTTTGAAAAATATAATAGTTCTCATCTGTTTTTGTATTACGTACAGGATTCATTTTATTAATTTTTCTATCAAAAGGTGTTTTACTAAGTGTAGACTCGCCTATTTTATTACAATTATCTTTATAAAAATTATAAATTACAGGACCTCTCGAATTAGTACCTTTATTACCACTTAGGTTATATATTTTATTCTGTGCCACCCAATCGTCAAATGCTTTATAAGCTTGTGCATCACCTGTTGAGTTTTCAGCTGCGGCTAAACTTCCAATACCTCTTTCTTTATCCCAATCTTCTAACCATTCTACTGCAAATTCAGCTGCGCCAGGCGACGAAAGTGCTGATAAAACTTCTTCTTCTTCAGCGCTGGTTTTTGTATCAGGAAATACTATGTAATATTGATCTCCTTCTGCAATCAAACCTTTTTCTTGTTTTTTCAATTCTTGGGAATTTAGCAAAGCAGTTAAACTATTTTGTCCATAAAAACAGATATCTTTAAGTTTGTCTCCAACAAGTGTACCATTGGTCTTAAGAGTAGCGTTTTCATCATTCCATGCTTGATCATTCCATGCTATTGCTTGACACTGATACATTGTGCCGCCTTCGGTATATTTAAATTTTGCGTTAATTAATTTTACAACAAAATTAAATGGTCCTACAGTTCCAGGGCGACCCTGATCGTCCCAGCCATCAAACTTTAAACCTAGCATCCATCCAGCATCTGAATAGTTAGCCCAGCCCTGCGCTCTTGCTGCTTTATCTAAGTCTTCAATAAAATTACCTAAACTATACGGTTCAAATATATCAAAATCAAAACTTATAGAATGAGTGTTTCTAATATGCGCATTTGGCGCAGCAATACCTTGAATTCGCATAGAGTCAAAATGATAATCACTTGCTCCCATATCAACAGCTACCGGTATACCTGCTTTAAATTGCCCTTTTATCGAATCGGGAAAATTTGTCTGTCCTTTAGACAAACAACACAGAGACCACATCCAAGAATAAGAAGCAAATTTATGTAATGGATTTTTTCCGCCAGCAGTTGCACCTGTGCCGCCGCCGTTCGGCGTTGGATTTTTATTTCCACCGGCGCCTGCTGCTCTATTAGGCTCACGAAGATAAAAGAATTCATCAGGTGATAAAGGATTATCTACCCAAGTACGCCAGCTAGTATCGTTTACTGGAGTGTCTGTGTTTTCTCTTGTGCTTTCTCCACCGTTAGCGAGTGTTGCATCTGTATTAAACGTAGGCATTAAATAAGTTCCTTTAAATATTTTGCTTGAGGCAAATATATTTCTACACCAGCTTCTAAATCATAAACAGGATCTCTAATTACATTTAAATTTCTTTGTGCAAAAACCCACCATAAAGCTCGTTCTTTATACAAATCATATGCTAACAAATCTGGCCTATGTGTATATTGAGGTTCTATTTTGTAAAGCACATCGTTTGCTCTTGCTGGCACTGGCCTAATTTTTAAAATATCTAAATACAAATCATTTTGTATATCGGTTTTAAAATAAGGACTAGCTCTGCTATAGTCTGGTGAGTCATATTTTGTAGTCATTATAAGAATCCATCTAATGCGCCAGCAGCAAAACCTTGTAGACTAAAGGTTTGTGACTTACCTCTGCTAATTGCAATTTGCATACTAGCTGTTATTTCACATTTTGTAGGAGCATAAGCGCCGACGCTAGATTGTATGTAATCTACATCGGCAGGCAAACTAATGTTCCATTGTTTTACTACAACTGGCACATTTGGAAGCACATGTCTTCCATAACCAGTTAAAGTTACAACCGGAGGAGGCGAACCTTGGAATGCACTGTTTGCATATGCACTTTTAGTTACTGTTTTGAGGTATTGTTGTGCAGCAATTATGTAATCTGCTTCTCTTTCTGTTTGACAAGTAAACGTTCCTGAAATACTAATATCACTTACACCGCTGTTTTGGTAAACAACGTATGGGTATAATGCATGTGTAGGTGTTTGTTCTGAGTAAGCAGCAAATGTACCTAATGAAACTGTAGGAGTATACGGCCAAATTAACCCATTTGTACGAGCAATACTACGATGCAACGGTCCAAAACTTATTCCTGGTGGTATACTTAATCTCACTCGCCAATCCTGAGCACCGGTTGCTTTCCAACTAGCAGTTTGAAGCGTTATTGGTGTTGGATTTGCTCCTTCGGGAATATTTCTTGACCGCAATTGACTGTTGAAAAATTTTCTTTCGTACGTTTCATTGTCAACAAATTCGTCAAGTCTATTTGTATTATCACCAGTTATCGTAGAACTACCTAAAACTGCATCATTTGTTGTCGTAGGATCAAATGAACTTCTACTTTGACTATCTTGTGTTGGATTTTCTACAAATGGTAATGCCATATTTGCTTCCTAAATAAAATTTTATACATTATTTAGTTGACAAAATTACACGTATATTATATTATAAATATTATTTTATGGAATTTTAATGAAAAGATATAATTACCTAAACAACAAAGATATTTTACTAGAAATACACAAATCAAAAAATACATTTTGTAGTTATGTTGATGATGATTATCATCAATATGATATTATCATACCAATGCCTACACCATATTCTACTTTAGACGAAACTTTGCAAAAAATAAACATTAGATCTATAGCAGAAGCTAAACGCAATAAAGCAAAAAGATTACAGCATCAAGATT